CCCCGCGCCGGCCCCGCCAACAGCACTTACGTCAGCTTTTCAGGCGGCAAAGACAGTACGGTTTTGTTGGACCTGTGCCGAACAATTTATCCTGATATTTTAGGTGTCTTTTGCAATACCGGTTGTGAATATCCTGAAATTATCCGCTTTGTTAATTCGTGCCACAATATAGAAACCATTCACCCGAAGCTAACACCTAAACAAGTCTGGGCAAAATATGGTTTCCCATTGGTATCTAAAGAAGTTGCAAAGCGAGTTAAGGGCATTAGAAACAACCCTAACGCACCAACTTCCCTGAAGCATTTAAACCCCAACAATAAGTTTAAGTTGGCTACTAAATGGCGTTATTTGATTGATGAGCCGTATGAAACACATTACTTGTGTTGTAATAAGCTGAAGAAAGAACCATTTAGACGATATGAACAAGCAACTAAACGCAAACCAATCTTAGGCATTATGGCTTCAGAAAGTATGGTTAGAGCTTCGCAGTGGGTTAGATATGGTTGCAATATTTGGGGTAGTCGCATAAGCTCTCGACCTTTATCAATATGGACTGAGGAAGATATTTGGCAATATATTAATATGCACAATCTCAAAGTGTCAGACATATACTACAAAGGCATAGCAAGAACCGGCTGTACTGCTTGTGGATTTGGCGCACAATTTGCAGATGATATGCGATTTAAATTACTATACAACTTACACCCTCGTTATTATGAGATGATTATGAACTTTACAAACAATGGTATCACGTTCAGGGAAGCTGTTAGGAAGCAATTAGCCATTGGTGGTTTATATCTTCCTGATGAGCAACCAACGAATGAATAAAACAAATTTTATCGCCAATAACCAACCCAAACATAAATCAACTCTATTCTATAATAAAGCGCGGTAGAGCAGTGGTAGCTCGCCAGACTCATTATCTGGAGGTCATAGGTTCGACCCCTATCTGCGCCACTTAGAGTTCATTTTATGGCGATAATTGATATTGAATTTGCAGATAATAAAAATATGATGTTTTGTCATGGGATAAGCCGGATTGTGAAATTAGGCTTTATGCAGGGTAATGGCAATCTCAAACGGTAGATGGTAGAGGTGTTTTTGAGCCGTTTGATGAGTGTGGGTTCGACTCCCACCCCTGTATCAAGGGGTACTGCTGCGCACAGTAACGTAAATTTCGACCGAGTTTAATGCTCGTTGCTCGAACCGAATCGTAAGTCGGCAAGTTATGTGTTAGCTTGTGAAATAACGCACTGGAATGTTGGAAGATATTCCTCGCGTCTGTGACCTGATTATGGTGGTCAAATAAAGTTCGACCCTTTCAGACGCACTATTATTGATTTTGGTTAATTGTGAGTAACTTATTTTTTATTTCTTTTTTGAGGCGACGATAATATTCATTTTCTTAATTAGGAATTTGCACTCAATAGGTAACTGTTTGTGAAAATCGTTACTTATTTTTACCTACTATACAAAAGAAGCGGTTTTAGCGAACTGCTTCTTTTTTATTGCCATATCTTGCGCTAATCCATTGCTATTGAATTAGTAAAGCAGCTATTCTTAGTTATAACTAACATTAAACACACTGGAATGGCTAAAGGATTAGTTGCTCCTGAAAACCTTGTTATTGACTTTGCACCATCACCCCGACAATATGAGTTGTGGAAAATGCTACAACCTGATTATTGTCCTCATTGCGGTGGTCACATTATTCAAACAGTGGTTGGTAAGGACATTCATGGCAAAAATATATACAAACCCCAATGTGAGAACTGCCAATCATTCGATCTACCTCAGATTATCTTAGGTGGTGGTGCAGCCGGAGGTGGCAAGAGCTACCTTGCGAGTTGTTGGATTGTCAGTAGCTGCATGAGGTTTCCCGATTTACGTGCTGTTATCGCGCGTAAAACTATCAAATCACTGAAAGAATCAACCTTCAATACGGTTAAGACTGTTATGCGCGATTGGGGGTTGAAAGAAGGCGAGAATTATAAAATTAACAATCAAGTTGGAGAAGTCACCTTCTGGAACAATAGCACGATAATATTGAAAGAACTGGAAGATTTGCCTTCAGATACCAACTTTGAGCGTCTTGGTTCTTCGGAGTTCACCATCGCAGCAATTGATGAGGTGTCCGAAATATCTGAGAAGGCTGTTGAGGTCTTATTTTCTCGTCTACGTTGGCGAACCCATGAAAGTTTCAAATATCCCCGACTTCTCATGACCACCAACCCTTGTATTACTTGGGTTCGTTCTCGTTTCGTACAAGATGATGACGGTAATCCTGTCAAATGTGCGGAATCTGAAGCCTATGTGCCTTTCTCAGTATTCGACAACCCTAACGAAAAGTTTACGATGATTTATCGTGCTGCGTTGGAAAAAATTACCGACCCGGCAACTAAAGCACGTCTACTATACGGTAACTGGGATTTCGTTGATACTAATGAAGTGGCGGCATATTGGCAATTCAAAGGTAATCAACACTTGGTTGATGGCTTACGAGAGAAAGTCTACGACCCACTCAAACCTGTCGTTCTCAGCTTCGACTTCAACGTTGCGCCTTATATGTCATGCTTGGCTCTACAATTCGATTATAACGAGAAGAAAGTATATGTGCTGAACGAATACCTTGGCAGACCTGAAGAAAAGCAAAACAACACACCGGCATTTGCCAAAATGATAAACCAACGCTTGCTTACCGACCGACACATGGGCGGTGTCATACTAACAGGCGATCCGGCTGGTCAGGCTCGTTCTACACAAACTGAGGATGGCGTTAACAACTATACAATTATCAAGGGTAACTTTAATTCAGCCCTAAACGTGCGGCAAAATATTCTGAACAGGCAACCACCACAAGTTACTCGTCTGGAATTTATCAATAGCGTTTTTGCCGGTTATGCCGGTTGGTCCATTTATATTGATATGCGCTGCCGTAAATTCACTGAGGACCTCATCTATCAGAAGAAAAATCAGGATGGCACCAAATGTAAGGCTAAAGTAACAGACTCGAAGCTGGGCATGAAATACGAGAAGTACGGTCACTTGTCCGACTGTTTTGATTACGCCTTATGTCTTATGCTTGCTAATCCGTGGCGTTCATTCCAATATAAGGGTGATTCCGGTATCTATACTGTTAACTCTCCGCATATTTATGGCGATTTTGAATACTAACCAATGTACAAAAGATTTATCAACAACAACGACTACATTAGCATTGTCACTGAGGAAGCTCTATCTCAGCTTATTCGTGGCAATGTAGAACGATTGGCGCAAGCTGAGGAAGCTGCCGAAGAATCAATTTTAGAGTATCTATCAGGCAACTATGAAATTGAAAAAGTCTTGGCGGTAGGTAAAGACTTGTTAGAGTACAACACGCAAATCACTTATCCTGCCGGTGCGCATTTCTACCACAACAACAAAATCTATAAAGCACTCAGAACTATCCGTGGTCGAAAAGCTCCTACCAGCGTAGTGTATTGGACTGAAGCGGATACGCTAACACAATCAGTAGACACCATCAAGCCTTACTCTCAGCGTTTATCTTATGCTCCGGGCGATATTATTACATTCGCCGGCAGATATTATGAGTGCGTTGAGCATAATGGCTTAGACTTTAACAACGTTCAGGTTCCCGGATTAACAAGTTGGGTTAAGATTGACACTGATGAGTGGATTGTCAATCTTACTTACAACAAATGGGATGTAGTACGCTACGATGGCAGTTTCTATGCTTTGATTAATCCTGAAGATGTAGACTGGAATCTCAACCCCTATGATTCTGACAACTGGGGTAAAATTGGCGATTACGATGCAGACTACAATGAGTACGAGCTTAGCGACACTGAGTTCGTAGTGTATGAGAATGAAGTCTATTATCCGATAGCTTATCCTAATTCTGATGAGCTTGTTCTTAACCACAATATTATTCAGGATGACCCCCGAAATGCCAATATCAAAAAGCATTTGTTGAGGTTGGCGATATATGAATTATACAAGCTAACAGCACCGGTAAATATCAGCTCTACTCGCGTTACGGATTACGAAACGTCTATACTTTGGCTGAGAGATGCCGCCAGACTTAAAATAAACCCCCAAATACCGCGAAAAGTTGCAGGAGATAATAAACACATCACTGAGTATGCAATCGCGACATACGCGCGTGATTACGACCCCTACAAAAATCCGTGGCAAATTTAAGTTTCAGCTTTCTTTTTATCCTCGCTTGCTCTTTTTGGGTTTGCGAGGATTTTTATTGTTATTCTTATCTACATCTTCAGCCGCCATATCAAGCTGCTCTTGGGTTCTGAAGTGCGATAGGGCATCAAGGTAGTTGGTATAGTGGCTTTCAATCATTCTTGTTGATGTTCCTGCTACCTTCGCAATCATATTAATCGGCATTTCGTTGTTAATGATTTCGTGAGTGATAGCTGTACGTCTGAAAGCATAGAGCGTTAGTTTAAATGGTAAGCCGAGCTTTTTACCTACGCGCTCCAAGAATCTACCCATCATGTTCTGTAAAACTTTCCACATTTTAGAGTGTTCATGGAATTGTTCTACATCATTTAAATCCCATTCTCGCGTATTATTTATTTCAAACGGCAATATGTAGCCATATTTGGATTGTCCTTTATATTTTTGCATTATTTCCATAGCTTTAGATGAAATGAATTGAACCGATTTAGCTTTATTGCGATTGGTTGTGTTTTTCTTTTTTGTTGGAACGTATGAACAAACATATCCTCCATATCGTTCGTTATATTCAATACTGCTCCATTTCATAGTAACAATATCAATAGGTCTGGACTTCAATTCATATAACAATATACAAAAGTCGCGAAACATTATATATTCAAATTTTTTACTACTCCACTGGTTATGAAAAAGACCCATAACCTCAATTGAGCAGAATTGTTCGTATTGCTCAACCGACAAAGACTTGAAATTATCTTCGTTTTCATCTTCCTTATTCACCGGAGTGTTTTCCGCTATTGAGAAAGTCGGAGAAGAAGTGATGATACCAATCTTTACTGCCGAGTGCAAGACAGCCATCGCATACTTCATTAATACAGTGTAATTAGATGACGATGCTCCATTAGCAACAAGCCATTCTGATAGCGCATTTAAATCTCGTGTGGCAACGATATTTAGTGGAATATTTATCAAATTACCTTCAGTAAGGAGCTTATTTTTAAGTGTGCAGTAGCGCAGATAGGTTAAGCTTGGTTTTTTGCCAATAGAGTTTTTCTTCTTTTCTATAACTTGGTCAAGATATTCACCATAAGTAATACACTTATTCGGTACAACTGCCGGCTGTACATTAACTGGAGTGGGGTGGGTGGGAGCTGTAAATTGTTCCACCTGAGCAGTTGAGAAATTAGCAACCGGATTGATTACCGTTGGCGTATTAATTGTGTTTGTCGTATTGGGTGCATTGACAAGGTTGTTATCACGTATGTATGTCACCAATATCTTGACAAGTTCGGCATCACGTGTACTTGACATATTGATGCTTTGTTGCTTGCAGATGGTTTTTACAACCTCTTGCATTGCATTATTGCTATGCTCTTTATCGTAGTCAAACAATTCTTTGCCAGAATTAAACTCATGCTCTGATAAGATTTGTTCGTAATGAGCTTTGATTTTAGCCAAACGGATGTTGTTTTCAACTCCATTTTTAGCGCGTGTGGAGAACATCTGAAGTGTCCTATCCCATCGTGCAAATTGAGGATGATTCAACCCTTCGACAAGGCGGTAGTGTCTTTTTTGAGTACCTGCGACTGTGGCGCATAAACAGAAGTTGCCGTTCTTAAAAGCGAAACTTAAATTAATTTTAGCCATGTTAAAAAATGTTACATTTAATATTCCTCTCTTGAAGCAAAAAACACCATTATTTATTAATATATGCCCTATAAAGTGCGAACAAAAAACAATCGTGTATCTGCTACAAAGATAGCTATAATTGTTCAATAAAATAGAATTTTGAGAGGCTATTAACAGTTGAGAATCAAGAACATGACACCAATGTAAATGCACAAAACCAAAAGTTGCATTTTGGAATTAACAACAGTAAAATCTTGCATCGTGCTTTTTATCAATTTATTACACTCAAGCATTTTTAGCAACAACTCGAATATTAACATTATTTAGCAATCCAACAGAAGTTCCACCAAATTTCAGTACGTTCATTATACATTATAATTACAATTTTGCAAAGTTACGATTTTTACTCGTAAGAGAGAGCAATATCACTTGATATTAAACTTTTTTCATTTTTAAGGCGAAAAAAGATCGTTATTCCGTTACAGAATTGAATTTTTTTCCTAAATTTGCAGAACACTAATCGATATCACAAACGAACAAATTACAGAAAAATATATTAATTAAAAATGGAAATTACAGGACGAATTATCCAAGCTATGCCCGAAGTGTCAGGCGTATCAAAAGCCGGTAACACTTGGAAGAAAAGAGAATACGTACTCCAAACACAAGAAACATATCCGAAGAATGTTTGCTTCAACTTCTTTGGTGAGAGATGCGATCAATATCCTTTGCAAGTAGGGCAAGTCGTAACAGTTAGCTTCGACTTAGAAAGCCGTGAGTTTAATGGACGTTGGTATACTGATGTTCGTGCATGGAAAGCAGAAGCTGCTGCAGCACAAGCTCCGGCAGGTGCACCTGTTGACCAACCAATGGCAACAGCTCCGGCAATGGGTGGCATGGCAGTTCCTCCGCCTCCTGTAGTACCGCAAGCAGGCGCAGCTGACGACCTTCCATTCTAATCAATAAAAGTTAGAAATATTATAGTTATACGCAAATGACATAACACCTGTAAGATTTGCAGGTGTTATGTTTTTGCATTGTTTTTTGGCAAGACTAGGGGACTCATATACTATTAATTATGAACGATATAGCAGTATTATTCGACCTTGATGGAGTATTAGTTGACACCGAAACACTATACAGTGAGTTCTGGTCATCAATCGATCGCGAATATCCAACAGGAGTCGAAAACTTTTCTGACAAAATCAAAGGCAGCACGTTAAAGCGCATATTCGATAACTACTTTCCAAACGATGAATTGCAGGCTGAGATTTTAGCAAAATTGATACACTACGAAGAAAATATGCAATACCGTCTGTTCGACGGCGTCATTGACTTCCTTAGAGAGCTTAAAATCAATAATATTAAGTGTGCCATCGTGACGAGTAGTGGGGCAAAAAAGATGAATAATCTATTCTCTCAACAACCCGAATTCAAGAAATATTTCGATACTATTATAGTAGATACGGATGTTTCACATGGCAAGCCGAATCCTGAATGTTACTTACTTGGTGCAGCACGTCTTGGCGTTAAAGCAACATCATGTTACGTATTCGAAGATTCACTTGCCGGCATAGAAGCTGGTCAAAAAGCCGGTGCAAAAGTTATTGCAGTCGCAACTACATTGCCAAAGAGTCAACTTCAAGCTAAAACGGACATAATTATCGATGGCCTAAATAAGTTTAGCGTAACTGAAATGCTAAAAATTTATGACAAGACAAGAATTTAGTGCATTATTATTAGAAGCGAAAGGAGATAAAACCACTATTGCACTGGCATTTGATATAAGAATTCATCCAACGACATTAAGCGAGTTATTTACTACGAAAGTAAATTATCGCATGGAAACCGTGCTAAAGGTATTAGATGGATTAAACGCGCAAATTCACCTCAGTAACCCCGAATTTGCCTCAGATTTTACGATAACCGATTATGACAAATTAATCGAATGGTGCAATTACGCCTTTGAGCAGAGCCAATTATCGCAGACAAA